CTTTTTAATTAAAACCACAAACAAAGGGACTCAATTTTTTACGGGTTGTTATGGTGAAAATTTATTTTCAAAGGATCTAAGCAAAGCGCTTAAATTTCACGATAAAAAAGATGTATCTAAAAGGGCAACAATTGAAAAGTGTTTAGTATATTCACTTTATGAAAATGAAATTGAAATTTTTATAAATTTTCAAAATAATATAAATTAATAAAAACCAATAAAACCAATAAAATGAAAACTTACAACGGAGACACGCCCGAAATCACTTTAAAGTATAAAAGTACAGGGGTTAAAAAAACAAAAATTACAAGTTCGGAAACGGCGTACGAAATGTTTAAACAAATGTACGATGCCGACACGTTAGAATATTGCGAGAGTTCAATAGTAATTTATTTAAACAGGGCAAATAATTCAATCGGTTGGCAAAAAATAAGCCAGGGCGGAATAACAGGGACGGTCGTTGATGTACGCATGATTTTAGCAACAGCGTTAAAATGTGGTGCGACAGGAATTATTTTAAGCCACAATCACCCAAGCGGGAATTTATTACCGAGTGGAGCGGACGACAAATTAACAAAGCAAATAAAAAGCGCTTGCGAAATAATGGAGTTTAGTTTATTAGATCACTTAATAATAACTAGCGAAGGATATTATTCGTACGCAGATCAAGGAAAAATTTAGTAACCAATTAAACCAATATAAAATGAAACATTTATTTAAAAGCCTAGCGGAATTTCAACAGGAGGTACCGACGATTCACAAAGCAACGCAAGGGTACGGATATACCTACGCAGATTTACCAAAGATTTTTGAAGTAATTAACCCGTTATTAAAAAAATACGGATTAGGATTTACCCAATTGATTAACGGTACTGAATTAATAACAATCGTATTTCACGTTGATAGCGGAGAAACGATAGAAAGTAAAACACAAATACCGCAAAATGTAGCGTTAAAAGGAATGAACGATTTCCAGGTTTTAGGGTCCGCAATTACTTATTTAAGACGTTACGCGCTTAGTTCAATTTTGGGTATAGTTAGCGATAAAGATACGGACGCAGGTGGCGAACAAATCAAAGTTGAGGCGAAAAAACCTGCGATTAATGATAGCAGATTTAAAAAAGCGTTGGAGGCAATAACGGCAGGCGATTATACAATTGATGAATTAACAACGACTTTCGGATTAACCAACGAACAATTAAAAACACTTGCGATATGAAAATAAGATCTAGCGCAATCGGCAAAATAATGACCTCCCCAAAATTAAAAGGGGAGGCGTTAAGTCAAACGACTAAAAGTTATTTACAGGAATTAGCGATAGCGGAAGTTTATGGAATACGAAAGGAATTTTCGAGCCGTTACACGGACAAAGGAAACGAGGTCGAAGAATTATCAATCGCACTTTGTAACGACGTCCTGGAGACGGGATTTTTATATAAAAACGAAGATCACTTTACAAACGATTGGATTACAGGAACGCCCGACGTTAACACGAAAGAAATTTTACTCGACGTAAAATCAAGTTGGGACGCCACGACGTTTCCTTTTTTCGATACTGAATTAAAAAACAAAGATTATTTTTATCAATTGCACGGTTATATGTGGTTAACAGGGAAAACCGAATCGCTACTTTGTTATTGTTTAATCGATACGCCTTTGCAAATAGTGGAGGACGAAATAAGGCGCGAACATTGGAAATTGAGTTTAATCGAAGAAAACAGCGATTTACGCGCATTTGTACAGTCAAAACATACATTTGGGCATATACCAAAAGAAAAGCGCTTAAAAACGTTTAAAATAGCAAAAGACGACGAAGTAATTGAGGCAATTAAAATACGAATTACGGAATGTCGCAAATATTACGATGAATTAATTAAACAGCTATGAATATAATTTTAACAATTTTAATGATTCCGGCAATGGTTGTCGGTTGGCTAGCGTTCGGCTATTGGGCGCAAGATTATTTAACTAATAAAAACAAAAAAAAATGAAAGTAACGGGAAAAATTCACTTTGTTGGAGCGCTAAAAGTAGTTAGCGAAAAATTCAAATCAAAAGACGTAGTTTTATTAACGGACGATAAATATCCGCAGTATATTACAATCCAATTAACGCAGGATAAAACAGGGCTATTAACCGAAAATAATGTTGGCGAAATAGTTGAGGTTAGTATTAATTTACGCGGTAGAAAATGGGAATCGCCAACGGGTGAAATAAAGTATTTTAACACGATAGAGGGTTGGCAAATTAACGCGGTTCAAAGTGAGGTTGAAAATAAAGGTCGTGAAGCGTTAAAGGAAACGATAATTCACGAAAGTAATTTTGACAACGACGATTTACCTTTTTAATATGAAAGCCCAGGATTTACAAAATATAAACGTTGAAACTAGAAAATTAATTTTAGCGTTCATGGATAAAAAAGGAATAACGTTAAATATGTTTGCGGTTCGTTCAGGCGTTCACCAAAACCAATTATGGTTGTATTTATACACAAATTCCGAAAAAGGATTACACTCGAAAACGCTAGAAAAAATAGGTAAATTTTTAAACGAAAACAAATGATCTTTGAAACTCAAAACGATTTATTAAACGAACTTGAAATAATCAAAAAAATCGCAGGAAAAAACGAATTTAAAAAATTAGACAGGTTCGGACTAGATTACGAGATTACAGGAAAAGCGTTTATTGAAATTAAAAAATACAATAGTAATTACGAAGCGTATCAAAGAATGATTATAAGTTGTATTAAGCTAGTCAAATTACAGGAGGCGAACAAAATTTTACCGACGTATTTATTCATGCAATATTTAGATAAATTAGTTTATATAAAAACGGACGATATAGCAGGCGAGGTAAAAAAAAGCGGTAGGGTTGAACGTCCAGGATCCACAAACGACGTTGAGTTTTTAGTTTACGTTTCCAAAGATAAATTTAAAGAATTTACAAAAATTGAAAATTAAACGTACTTTTGAAAAATGAAAGCATTAACAAAAATTAAAATTATACAAGTATTAAAAATAACGGTTGGGGTTTTACTCCTCCCGTTATTTACTTGCGTTTATTTCGCGGATAGATTGATTTTAACCGCTTTTTTTTGGTTGGATACTATAACGCTCAAAAGGTGGTTTGAAACTACGACAGGCGTTGTTAATTCGTTTATTCGAGTTATTACCTTTACGATAATTTATTTAATTATCAAAATAATTCAATATTTATTTTATGCAAGTTAAAAAAGTAAAGATATCCGAGATTAAAACAAACCCAAAAAACCCACGTTTAATAAAAAACGATAAGTTTAAAAAGTTGGTAAAATCAATTAAGGAGTTTCCGCAGATGTTGGAATTAAGGCCGATAGTAGTAGACGAGAATAATATCGTATTGGGTGGAAATATGCGTTTAAAGGCGTGTATTGAAGTTGGATTAAAAGAAATTTTTATCGTCCAGGCTGCGGAATTAACCGAGGATCAAAAGGACGAATTTATCGTAAAAGATAATGTCGGTTTTGGCGAATGGGATTGGGATCTATTAGCGAATGAATGGAACACGGATAAATTGGACGAATGGGGTTTAGATTTACCCGTTAATTCAGCAACGGAAGATTTATCAAATGTACAGTTCGAAGACGTATATTATATTCCTGAAGAAAAACCAAATATTACATTAATTGATTGCTTAGATTTAACAAAATTTAATCAAAAAATAAAATTAATAAACGATAGTAAACTAAACGAAGAACAAAAAAATATACTTACTTTATTTGCGTATAGATTTATTAAAATTGATTTTGAAAATGTAGCAAATTATTATTTTTTTAACGCAAACGAAGACGAGAAAAATGTAATTGAACGTTTAAGATTAGTTTTGTGCGATAACGGAATTAATGGATTTATCGAAGACGATTTATTACGAGTTCACAATTTAATAAACGGTTGGAATGATTGATATTTTTATTCCGTCATATCACAGGTCGGACAATTTAAAGACTGTAAATTATTTTTTAAAAATCGGTTGGGAAAATAAAAATATTCATGTATTTATCGACGATGAAACGGACGATATTGATCTATATAAAAACGAATCAAATAAAAAAGGTTTTAACTTGCATATTTTTAACATGAATGAAGCGAGACAAAAATTTGATTACGTCCACCGACCTAGCGTATCACGGAGAAGTGCGGGACAGGCGAGAAATATGTTTTACGATATTGCCAAAAGTTTAAATATAGATTTTTATATCGTCCAGGACGACGACACAAACGCCTACGAAATTAAATACATGGGTAAATATAGAAGACTAGCAAATTTCGAAGATATTTTTAACGTATTCGAAGGTATTAAGGAATTCATGTTACGGCAGCAATTAGGAATTTTCGGAATAAGTCAAACAGGGGACGCAATAGGAGGAACGAATAAAAAACTTTTACGAAATAAAGTAATGAATACGACTTTTATTAACACGAATTTTATTTATAGAGGCGAAAAAGGAGTTCAGGACAACGACACGAGTCAATTTGTCGGTATAATGAATGAGGGTTTATTTATGGGTTCGTTAGGGGACGGATTATTTTTAAAACAAACGCCATCGGCAAAGGCAAAAGGCGGATTAACTGATCTTTACAACGAGTGTAAATTATTAAACAAATCACTTGTTTGCGTTATTCAATTTCCGTCCGCTATTCATGCAGAAAAACAAGAAAAAAACGGAGGACGATTACACCACCACATAAAAAGCCGTTATTTATATCCTAAACTAATTAAGACCGATAACGTTTCGAATTTAGCCTGGAATACATACGCCGAGGATATTAAATTTACTAATCAAAGAAAGTTTAAATAAACACCGAAAAAACACCGATAATGCCAAAAGAAAATAATTTAAAACCAAATTGGGATAAAGGCGAGAGCGGTAACCCAAACGGACGCCCAAAAGGATCTAAAAACCGAAGCACAATCGCCCGGCAATGGTTAGAAGTTAACCAAAATTCAAAAAACCCAATTACAGGGCAAAACGAAACGATGTCGCAAGAAGATTTAATGACGTTGGCGTTAATCAAAAAAGCCAGGGACGGAGACGTAAACGCATACAAAGCGTTAATGGATTCAGGTTACGGCGCACCCGTTCAGCAAATTGAACAGCAACAAACGACAGTTGATCTAAGCGAATTAACGACGGAGGAAATAAAAGCCTTTTTATCTAATGAATAATGATCAAAAAAACGAACTTAAAAAAGCGCTACAAATCGAGCTATGTCGTCGAGAATTTTGGGCGTTTTGTTTGTATATCGATTTTGATTTTTTTACCAATAGAAAATTTTTACAGGAAATTGCGGAAGCGTTTCAGCAAGTTGAGGAGGGTAAAATAAAATCGTTGTCGGTATCCATGCCACCACGAGCAGGAAAATCGTATATCACTAGCTTATTTTGTGCGTGGACGTTAGGACGCAATCCAAGCGACTCAGTAATGCGTAACACGTGTACCGCTACCTTATATATTAAATTTAGTTACGACGTCCGTACGATAGTTAAAAGCGATAAATTTAAGGTTGTATTTCCAAATGTTAGATTGAGCGACGATAAAGCAAATTTACAAGGGTGGAATACTAACTATTCGAAGCAAGTTGGATATTTTGGCGCAGGAGTTGGCGGTACGATTATTGGTTTTGGTGCAACGAAAGTTGCGATTACCGATGATCTTTACAGGGGGCTCGAGGACGCTTTGAGCGACACCGTAAACGACCGTATTTTACAATGGAAGCAATCGACTCACGACTCACGCTTTGAAAGTGGTTGCGCCCGTATTGATATTGGCACCCGTTGGAGTTTAAAAGACGTTATCGGAGTGAATATTGAGCAGGGAATTTATGAAAAATCTATAATAGTAAGCGCCTTAACTGATAAAATGGAATCGTTTTGCGAAAATGTGATGACGACAGATGAATATTTGGAGAAAAAAAAACGAACGAACCCGGATATTTGGATGGCGGAATACCAACAAAGCCCGGTCGATATTCAGGGGCGTTTATTTGACAATTTAAATTTTATTACTCAGCAGGATTTTAACGAGATAAAAGCAAATAATACAATCGACGGTACGTTAGCGTATATTGATGTCGCGGACCAGGGTAAAGATTTTACAGCGTTAGCCGTTTGCGCTTTGATCAACAAACAATTGTATTTAGTCGATTACGTATTTAGCAGGGAAAACACGGACACAACGTTACCAAAATGTGCAGGAAAATTAAACGAGCATAATACGGCATATTGTCGAGTCGAGTCGAATTCAATGGGTGCAATGTTTAGTCGTCAATTGCAAAAGTTAACACCAACGACTAGAATTTTACAAGTTCATAACACCACAAACAAAGAAACGCGAATAATAATGAATTCGTCCTGGATCCAAAATAAAATTATTTTTGTCAAAACTGAAGCACCCGAAAATCATTTGTTTATTGAAAATTTAGTTAGTTATTCAAAGGAGGGACGCAATAAAAATGACGACGCCCCGGACTGTTTAGCAGGATTATCGATATTTATTCAATCCATGTTTAAAAATATTTTGTAAATAATCAAAAAATTTGTACGTACTTTTGTATTTAATAAAAATTTGGTATGGATATAAACTTTTTAGAACGGTTTTTTGGAGTTACATTTAATCAAACGGGTAGATATATCGACCAAACGCGCCAATTGTTACCTATCCAATCGCAAATTTGGGGAAAAAAAGACGCAATTTGGATTGATACGACCGATAGTTGGAGGCTATTTTTGGAAATTCCTGAATTAAGGACCGTAATAAATAAAAGGGCGTCCATGATGTCTACGAATATTCCTTGTTTATACGATAAGGACGGCAATAAAGTCGAAGAACATTGGTTACTTGATCTTATAGCGCACCCGAACGCAATTCAAAGTTGGAGCGATGTCGTTTATTCTTTGTCAGTTCAGGACGCTTTATATAGTAATTCATTTGCGTACGCACCGGTACGTTCATTTGGAGTGCGAAATTTAATGGTACCGTTGCCAGCGTCAAAAGTTAAAATCCATACTACGGGCAAGCGTTTGAATTTCATGGACGCAGACGATTTAATAGATAAGTTTACGTTTAGATACGACGACAACACGGACGAAAATATTCCATGGATAGACATGATTTATTTAACCACCGATGACGGCATGAACGTTGTTAAGCCCGTTTCCAGGATTGATACGTTAAAATACCCTTTATCAAATATACGTGCGCAATATCACAAAAGGAATGTATTATTAGAAAATATCGGAGCGATTGGAATTTTAAGTGCGCAACAAAACGATTTAGGGGGTGCAATACCGATGACGCCTGAAGAAAAAACCACGATACAACGCGATTGGTATAGGCGACAAAAAGACGAATTAATTATTACGGAGGCGCAAGTTAATTGGCAACCGATGTCGTTTCCTACAAAGGATTTAATGCTATTCGAGGAATTAAGTGCGGACAAATTGGCTATAATAGATACGTACGGCATGAACGCAAATATATTTAGTAGCGATAAAGGTAGTACGTACGACAATGTAAGGGAATCGATTAAAATGGTTTATCAAGATACTATAATACCGGAAACGCAAGCGATGTACGATTCATTAATGCACCAATTCGGACTCGATAAGGAGGGTTATTATTTAACGGCAGATTTTAGCCATTTACCAATATTACAGGACGACGAACAAATGAAAGCGACGGCAATTAAAACGCAAGCCGAAGGATATTCAATCTTAGTTAGGGACGGAATTTTAACACCTGAATACGTGGCGCAAGAATTTGGTGTCGAAATAATAAAACCTGATCCAAAAGAAGCGCAATTAGCGGGATTAATTAACGCACAAACGGAGTTGAGGGGAACGGTCGGAGGATTAAACGGAATTATAGCAATAAATAGCGCCGTTTCAGCGGGTCAAATGAGCAGGGAAACGGGAGTTAATACCTTAGTTAATTACTACGGTTACGAACGCTTAATTGCCGAAACAATGATTACAGAAAAACCCGAAATTTTAACACCAAATAATACGCAAATATGAAAAATAATATATATAGCACAAAACAGGCTAGCGAAATAAAGGATTTAAACAGCGAAAAGCGTGAGGTTGCCGTTTACTTGTCTATATTCGACAATCTAGATAGCGATAACGATGTGATCACAAAAGGAGCGTTTACGAAGTCAATCCTGGAGCGTGGCCCCGATTCAATAACTAATCGAAAAATAGCTTTTTTAAGGCACCACGATTGGCAACAGCCTATCGGAAAATTTTTAAGGCTCGAGGAGGACGTTAAAGGATTATTTGCAGTCGGTCAATTGGGACGTTCAACAATGGGCGAGGACGCATTTAAAGATTACGAGGACGGAATTATACGCGAACATTCTATTGGATTCCAATATATAAAAGACAAAGTAAATTTTATCGAGGACAAAAATTTAGACGGTGGAGGTTACCACCAAATAAACGAAGTAAAATTATTTGAGGGTTCGGCGGTAACTTTTGGATCCAACGAAGAAACGAACGTAATTGATGTTATTAAAAGCCAAAATAAAACGGATTACATTAATAAAATAACAAATGAATTAAACGTACAGGTTAAAGCGTTAAGCAACGGCAAAGGATCCGATGAGCGTTTGTACGAAATCGAAATGAAAATCAAATATCTAAATAGTCAACTTGTATTACTTGCAATGTCGGAACCAATTGTAAAAAATTATTCCGTAATTAGCGAGCCAATTATAAAAGGCGAAAATTTATTTGATTGGAATAAAGTAGTAAATAATATTAATTTTAAAAACTTAAAAAAATGAGTGAAAATTTAACACCGGAACAAGCGGACATTATCGCTAACTTAACACCGGAACAAGTATTAGAAAGAATTAACGGTTTATTCGATTCAGCAATGGAAACAATGGCGACCGTTGAGCAGGTAGAGGAATTAAAAAGCGCAGTTAATTCGCTTAAAAATTTAGACAAAAAAAATTCAGAAATGGAAAAAACAATCGCACGATTCGAGGGAAAACTTGAAGCGATGAGTTCGAAAGCAGTTCACAATGTTGAGGCACCGAGCCGTTCGTTAGGGCAAGCGATGGTTAAAAGTTTTGCAAACAATCACAAAACAATTTTAGATACTATCGAAAAAGGTCAGACGTTTAATTTAGACGTTAAAACGGATACAACAATTACAGGTGATTATACAGGAAATATCGCATTAAGCGTATTGGATCCTGAAGTTAACCGTATTGCTCGTCCGACTAGACGTATTTTAGAAATTGCAAACGTAGGAACAACGACTTCGAAATTTGTAACTTATATTCAGCAAACGGTACAATCTACCGGCGCATGGGTTGCGGAAGCGGTTTTAAAAGCGCAAGGCCAGGTACAATACCAGGAAGTTTCGGTCGAGGTTAAAAAAGTAGCTGCGACTTTAAAAGTTTCAAAGGAAATGATGTCGGATTTAGCGTTCGTTTCAAGTGAGGTTAATATCGAATTAATGGCAAACGTTGAACAAAAAATCGATTATTCTTTACTTAACGGAGCAGGCGGTACGGATTTAGTTGGATTAGTTTCAACAGCGACGACGTGGGCAGCGGGTACTTTTGCGGGTACAATTACACAACCGAACGTTAGTGATGTTATTCGAGTTGGAAAATCACAATCGGAGGGTTTAAATTTTTATCCTACGCACGTAGTTTTGCACCCGTCAGACGTTGCGGCTATTCAGTTGACAAAATCCACGACAGGCGAATACACGTATCCGATATTTTTACCTACAACGGGCGAAATGATGATCGCAGGTTTAATAATTGTTCAAAGTAATAATATTACAGCGGGTACTTTTTTAATTGGCGATTTCTCAAAGGCAAACGTTAAAATCCGTGAGGCGGTTAATATGTCAGTAGGTTACGTTGACGATGATTTCCAAAGAAACATGGTAACTATCCTTTGCGAAGCTAGATTAGTTAACTACGTTAAGGCAAACGACACAGGCGCGTTTATCAAAGGAGTTTTCGCAACTTGTATCGCAGCGCTTTAATTTAACAAACGATAAATTAGTCTAAAATGGAAAAAAAACCACGTAAGCGCAAAACTTTGGATATTTCAATCGATACAAAAAATATTGATATTGAAATTAACAGGGACGAAAACGGTAAGTTGAATGTAGATATTGACACGAAAAAAGTAGACGTTAAATTTGAAAAAGACGGAGACAAAAAAACGTTAGATATTGAAATTAACGACGATGAAACGTATCACTTTGTAAGCAATGGCGAAGCGCCAACGATGAAAAAGGGTACGATTTGGGAGGTTACCGGAGCGATGTTAAGGATATTTTTGAAAAAAGGATTAGGAAAATTAAAATAATATAACTATGTTTTTAACGCCCGCAGATTTTACAAACAAATACGAGTTACACACAGGAATTTACGACGTTGCTAAATTGCAATCGTATATTGATATTTACGAAGGGAGGTATTTACGCCAATTATTTGGATCAGTTTTATATACCGAATTTATTTCGGATCTAGACGCCAATTTTGAACCGATTTCGCCAAACTTTAAACAAATATTTTTTCCTTTTTATGAGGACGTAACCTTGTACGAAATGTTGGATTCAGCGGGAATAATAGAAATGTTAAAAGGTTTTATTTATTTCGAATACTCAAAGGATCTTTATAATCAAATGACGCCATACGGAAACGTTCGTCCAAATGCCGAAAACAGTTCGGTTGTGAATACCTTACAAACAATGATTTACGCACGTTATAACGAAGCGGTTACGACTTACAGGGCAATTAGAAACTACATATTTTTAAATTTTAATTTGCCTACAAATCAAGCCGTTTCGTTTTCCTTTTATAATGCGGGTACAGGATACAGCGACGACATCGTTACACTAGTGAACGTTTCAGGCGAAGTAACTGTAATTAACGTTGCGAATATCGGTACAGGATACGCAACAAACAACGGAGTCGCAACATCGGGAGGTTCGGGCACAGGTTTAACAGTTGACTACGTAGACGACGGAGCGGGTGGAATATTAAGCGTTTCGGTCGATAATCCAGGAACGGGCTATATTTCAGGAAATGTCGTTACAATATTAGACGGCAACAACGATGCAACGGCAACAATCACAACGGCGACACCTTTGCAAATTGGTTCGGGTTGCGAAGTTCAAACGACTTGCAATCCAATCGGGGGTGCGTTTCTTAATAGCATAACGACGCCAGGAACGCTTTACGTTACCGCTTTAGGATTACCTACCACGGGAGGAACGGGAGGCGGTTGTACGGTAAATATCGTTGACGATACGTTGGGCGGGATTAGTAGTTTAGTAATTGTCGATAAGGGATCAGGATATACGGTCGGGGATATTTTAACCGTTACAGGCGGTGCAAATGACGGTACGTTTACACTTTTATCGGTTACCAATGGCGAGATTACGAATTTAGTAGTTGTTGAGGGTGGCGTTGATTACGAGGTCGGGGATTTTGAGCGTATTCCAGGAGGCAACGACGATGCGCTTGTCGAAGTTGTTTACGTTGGCAAAGGACATTTTAACACGTTTAACGGACAACCGAAAGGTTTTAATTATTGGATATGACAAAGGAAGTTTCGCAATTAATTAAGGATATTGTTTTGGATATGAATAACACTATATTCGGAGTGTACGATTCAGTTAATTTGCGGACTAATATTTGCGATACAAAATGGGCACGGATAGGCAAAACGGTTACGAATTCAACAGGTGACGAATATCGTATTACTAATATGATCGTTGACGAGTGGATTCAGGTAACGCCCGTTACGCCAAACGCCCCAATTTTAGAAGATCTAATAAATTTGCCAAATCCGTTTTGGATTACAGGAACGAAAATAGCTACAAATCGCGAATGGACTATTTCAGGAAAAAACGTAACTGAAAAAACGCCAATTATTTGGTTATTACAAACGTTACGGATCACAAAGTACGGACGTGAAAACACGCTCGATTTTAATACTGATGTTCGTTTATTTTTTCTAGACGAAACAAACGTATTAAATTATTATACCGAGGATCATTTGGATTTAGTCGTATTTCCAATGGAGCGATTAGTTAAGGAGTTTTTAGATACCATAACACGGACAAGGCAATATAAAACTATCGAGGATTACGAGTTAATAACGTTTAGTAGGTTCGGGATTGAACAAAACGAAAGTATGTTTAAAAACATTTTAGACGCTAATTTATCGGGCGTAGAATTAAGGATTGGTTTAGAAAAATACAAAGAAAATTGTAAATGTTAATTAATTTAAAAAATAAAAAAAATGAGTGTAGGTTGTAATTGTAACGTTGGGTTATCGAATACCGGTAAACCAAATTGCGTACCCGTTCAATCGGTTACGTCAAAACTGATTTTGGTGCCGTTGGTATCAAATGCAGGAATAACAAACAAGATTGATTTAACGGCGCCTTTCGTGGCTCCCGTTTGGTCGTCTTTAATTAATCAAGCGGACGCAAGTTTGCGTTGGTATCCTTTGCCAAATTTTGAAAACGTAGAACTTGCGAAAGCGGATACAGTTTTCGAGGAGGCGAACAGCGGTAAAATGGCGTTTTTACGTCAAGGCAAAAGAAGTTTCGCAGGCGAATTGTGGGCGTCAGATTCAACGCCTACCTTTTTAGGAAAATTGGCGAGCGGACGTTGTGTTGAGTTCGGAGTTTATATCGTTGATGTAAACGGTTCATTAATTGGTTCGAAAGTAGGAAACTACCTTTACCCAATAACCGTCGACAATCAAAGTTGGGATCCTAAGTTTATGTTTGCAACCGATACAACGGTTCAAAAAATTATGTTAGGTTTCGATTTCGATCGTTTCTTTGACGAGTCGACTATGTACATGATCACAAGCGACGAAGCGGGCCAGGATTTTAACGACCTTAACGGTTTAATCGATGTTAATTTAGACGTAACGGCTCAGGTTACTACGGCCTCAATTACTTTCGATGCGACGTTTGATTACGGAACTGCGGTTAATCCTTTGAGGTTTAAGGGTGGAATTTTAGCGGATTTTGCTTTGTTTAATTTGTCAACTAATACGGCTTTAATACCAACGGCGGTTAGTGAAATTAACGACGGCGAATACACTTTATTGGCTTCGTACGTATCGGGAGACGACTATCGTTTGCGAGTTGTTAAGACAGGATTTATCGGAGAAACTACATTCCTAGCGGTGTAATTTTAGCGATATTTTTAGTAATTAAAGGGGGGCAAACGTTCCCCTTTTTTGTTAAACGGCTAATTATATCAAATGTGTTTAAATATAGTTTTTAAGCGATTTAAGCGATTTTAATACTTCGATGATAGATTATACATAAAAAAATAGATAACGAAAAACTCAATAAACATAAGGGTTTCAGCGGGTCAAAAAATTAAATAAAAAAGTTATGGATTTAATGGATACGGTTTTGGGCGACATAATAAATACGTTTAAATTCATGGAAAATCGCACGTTTTGGAAACACGTTTTACAGGATAAAAAATTCCAAATTTGGACGTTAGATTTAATTCGCCAGGATCAATTATTTAAAGAGGGTCAGGACGGCGACGGAAATATTTTAGGTTATTATTCAGCGTACACGGAAGAATTAAACCCTGAAAAAAAGGCGGGCTCGCATTACACTTTAAAAGATACGGGCGACTTTTACGAATCGATGATTTTTAATATCTTTGTTGACTACTTAGAAATTGACGCCGACCCAATTAAGACGGATAAAATAACAGGCGAGGAAACTAATTTATTTCAAAAATATGGCGAAGATATTCTTAAACTTAACGAAGAAAATTTGGAGTTATTCAAAATTAAGTTGGTTGAAAAATATATTGAAACGGTCAAAATGTTATCATCGTAGTATCGAAGAAATTCCATTATACAATTGGTTAAAATGTACGCAGGGGGAAATAAAGTACGTTAGGCTTAATTTAGCAAAAGGAAGCGATTTAAGCGATCTTGAAGCGTGGCAGGTACTGTTCGATGATTACATTAATAAACAGGGCTTAAACGCGACTTATTTAAAGATATTAAAAGCAATGAAAAAAAAGGCGTTACTCGAATGCGATTTTGTAATTAATAACGACAGATTTACGCTAACTTTGCTCGAGGTTGAAATTGAAACGTTAAAAATGTTAATGAATAACAACGGAGTCGGTATGTCAATCGAACAAAGTTTAATTCATTTGAGTAAATGGTTAGGAAGTTGGATTAACACGAAAAATATCACAGCGAGTGAATATTTTGATTTAGTAAAAGAGTTTGAACGAAGTAATAAAATGAACAATGGCAAAAAAAATTAGTGTAACGGATATATTCGAAGAAGCGGATATATTTTTAAAGATAAGAAAATCCGCCGAAGATACTATAATTACATTAGGCAAAATGAAAACCGAATTAGCGGAGTCCGCACGGCTAGTAAAAGAGGGCGTTAAAAATTCAAGCGTTACAAACACAAAAGGAATTCAGGAGTTCACAAATTTTACACAAAAGGCGAACCAATTACAACGGGAATCAATCGAGATTCAAAAACAGGAAGCGCAAGCGAAAAAATTAGTTACGCAGGCAACAATGGAGGAGGTTAAATTAAAAAAACTTGCGGACGCGGAGGCACAAAAACAAATTAACGCAAGCGCTAAAATTGCAAAAGCCTTGCAAAATGAGGCAAGCGTTTATAAACAATTAGAAAAAAATACACGGGACTATAAAAACCAAAGTAAGGAGTTAGCAGCGACTTTATTACAAATGCGCGATTCGGGGCAAAAGTCAACGGATACCTACGCAAAATTAGAGCAACAATTTCGCGAGGTTACAATTGAGGCACAAAAGGGCGACGCGGAATTAAAACGAATTGATAAAACAGTCGGCGATAATTTTAGGAACGTAGGAAATTACGAGGGCGCTATTAAGCCGTTAAAAGTTCAATTAAGGGAATTAACGCAAGCGATGCAAAACATGGAAACGAGCGACCCACGATTCCAGGAAATGGCGAATAAGGCCGGTGAATTAAAGGATCAAATACAGGATACGGCAGCCGTTATTAAAAGTACAGCGGGCTCGGGACTTGAAAATATGGCGGGTTCGATGGCAAAAGTCGGACAAGTTGGGGTTGCTGCGTTCCAGGGGGTGCAATCTAGTATGGTTTTATTAGGAGTTGAGAACGAAGACGTCTTAAAATCGATGCAAAAATTACAGGCGTTAGCGGGTTTAGGGGACGCATTAAAAGTTTTAGGCGGAATTGGCGATACAGTTACTGAAATAAAAGCAGGATTTACGGCCGCTTTGTCAAAAATGGGTATTCTAAAAACGGCTACGATAGCGCAAACAACAGCACAGGCCGGACAAGTTGCTATAACGGAGGCACAAACGGTCGCACAAGCGACTAATACGGCAGTAAACGAGGCGGGTTTAGCAGTTGACACAGCGCAGGCGGTAGTGGATACCGAACAAGCGGTATTAAATGCCGAGGATCTAGCGTTGACAACGGCACAAACGGGGGCGACAGTGGTACAAACGGGTGCAACGGTGGCGCAAACAGCGGTAACCGAAACAGCAACGGTAGCGCAAACAGGATTGAATACGGCAATGAAATTAAACCCAATAGGATTATTAATAGCGGGTTTAGTCGCCTTAACGGCTGCGGTTGCCGGATATTTATTCTTTGCAAATAAGGAAACAAAAGCGCAAAAAGAGGCAAAAGACGCAGCGGTCGAAAGGGCAAAAGCACAAAAGGAAACAACGGAAGGCGTAGCAAAAGAAAGTTCGGAGTTCGTTGGATTGATTTACCAATTAAAACAAACAAACGCCGGTAGTAAAGAACGAAAAACTTTAATGAAAGAAATTAATTCGAACTACGGAACGACTTTACAAAACATAAGCGACGAAACAGCGTTCCAGGCGCAATTAAATTTGGCCGTTCAGGATTACATAGCGTTTCAAAAAACCCGCTTTAAATTAGAAGCGAATAAGGGAAAAATGAATAAATTGTTGCAACAGGAAATGCAATTCGAGGAAAAATTAACGGATATTATAGCTAGAAAAATGAACGCCCAAACGTCAGGCGAAAAGGCGGGTATTGCGCAAGAGGAAAACCGCGTAAGATCAACAATTTTAAATTTGAATAATCAAATGGCGCAATTAGCGTCAACGGATTTAGAATTAAAAAATACTCAAAACGATTTAACAAATAATGGTAAAAAATACCAAGCGCAAACGGAAAAAATCACAAATGGAGTAAGTAATGAAACTTTGACAAACACGGAATTAATCGCTAAGTTAAAAGAATTAAAACAAGCGCGAGAAGACGGCAACGTTAGCGAAGAACAAATTTTGGCAAATCAATTAATACGGGACAAACAAGATTTACAAAGTATCTACGACAAATCTAAAAAAGACGAGGAGGCAAAACAAAAATTAAACGAAGGAAAATTATTACTTGATCAAAAATATTGGGACGATATAAAAAAAATAGAGGACGACGCAGACAAAACCCAACAGGAACGAATCGACGCAAGAAAAAAACAGGAAGCGGACCGTTTAAATAATATTGCGGATTTAGAGGAAAAAGCGAGGGACGAATACGAACGGGCAACGATGACGGCACGGCAATTAGAGGAACGTGAAATAAATGATAAATATTTTTATTTAATTGCACAGGCCGAAAAATACGGTTGGGACGTTATGGCGTTAAAGAAAAAACAAGCGGAGGAAATTGCTGCGCTAGATAAAAAAGACGCAAAGTCGTCAGTAAAAACCGAAAAGGAACGACAGGACGAAATCAAAAAAATGGTTCAGCAAACGAGTGAATTTTTTACAAAACAATCGGAGAAAAAAGTCGCTATTTTAGACAAGGAAATTTCGGCAAGCGAGAAACAATTAGAAAGTTTAAAAGCGTTGGCGGATAGTGGAAATATTAACGCCAAAGATTCCATGGCGGAACAGCAACGAATAATTGACGAAGGCAACCGTCAAAAACTAGCCGAACAAAAACGACAAGCGAGAATTAAATTAGCGGAAAGTGTTTATTCTACGTATTCTCAAAAGGTCGAAGACGGCAGTAAAAATCCACTAGCGGACACGATAAAAGATACGGTTTTATTACAACAATTTATTAGTAGTTTACCAGCGTTCGAAAAGGGTACCGAGGACACGGGAAAAAATGGTTTAGGAGTTGACGGTAAAGGCGGATTCCACGCAGTATTGCACCCGAACGAAAGAGTTATTCCAAAAGGATTAAACGAACAAATCGGAAATTTGACAAACGAACAATTGGCAAAGGTTGCGCAGGAATACCAAAACGGAAAATCTATTAATGGAGGTTTACAAGTTCAATCGAGTATGGATTTTGCGCTATTGATGAACGAAGTTAAGGATCTAAAATCCGTAATAAAAAACAAGCCGGAAACGAATATAGAAATAGGCGAAATTACGGGTTCATTAATGGAAATAGTACAAAGTACTAAACGAGGAAATAATACGACGTATAATCGCTTTAAAGTAAGAAAATGAGGCACTTTTTAAACGGTATAGAAATAACTCCACGGAACCGAAACGAAATAGGAGTAGTTTCGGATTTTTCAGGCAATCCCGAAATTTTAAATTTGAATACGGAAAGTGTTATTTTACCACGTGAAGCGATGGATATAATTAAACAGCATATTTTAGCGGTTGGATTATTTGAGGGGCTACCGTACAAAGTTGAGTTAGCGGGAAACGTTTCAATTGATTATTATATCGACTTGACAAATGGCGTAAAAATACGTCAACATGAAATCGAAGTTAATCTATTAAGACGCAAGGCAATTGAAACGTTTAAAACCAACGCAGACGGTACGAGTTTTGAATTAATGTTGAGTAAAGGCGTCGTTTTTAATACGAATAAAGTCCCTTATTTTATTATAAAAGATAATCAATTGGAAACGGCAATAACGTTGGCGATTTCAACGTATATCATGACAAAGGAATTAATACAGGCTACGGTAGAAGTTGTAACGGCAATAACTGATTTAATAAATGCGTCGGCACCTATTCCAGGATTATCGCCTGCGGGTCCGGTAGTTTCTTATAACGTTTCAGCTATAATAATTGCTAGTTTAAAAGTTGTCGCAAGGCTAGCGTATTTCGCTGCGATATTGGTAGCGGTAATTAATTTAGCGGGGCAATTATTCAGTTTATTATTTCCACCTAAACGAAATTTATTAGGGTGCAGTTTCTACGAATTACTTGAAAAAAGTTGTAATTTTTTGGGCTATACTTTTGCGTCAGATTTATTAACGAACGATCCGTATTGGAATTTATGTCCCGTTCCATTAGTGCGAGGGAATCAATCTATATTCGAAGAGGCGTTTAATTCCTTTACGGGTTCGTTTAATAAAGGGGTGCCGAGTTCGTCAGATACGACACCAACCGTAGGAACGTTTATCGACGCGTGTTTAACGATGTTCAACGGTCAATTGATAGTCCGTAATGGCGAAGTACGCTTAGAACGGCGCGATTGGCTTGCAAATCAAAGCACAAACGTAATTTTACCTGCGTTAAGTTTACAAAACGAGCGAGACGACGAATTTTATTACAATACCGAGGATATTTGGAAACGTTATTATATTCACTATGCGGTTGATTTTTCGGATATTCATACTTGCGAGGGCGATATGTATAAAATCCACGATTCAGAATACAGCACGGAGCCGAATTTTACGGTTACAAACGCTGATTTAGTAACTATTAAAGGATTGAACGAGGTTACTATTCCTTTCGCATTAGCGGCACGAAAAGACAAATTAAATTGGATTGAATTATTAGCAAAAGGCTTTTTTACATTAGTCGATTCCGTTACAGGGGTTTTCGGTGGCGGTACAAATTACGCGCCCCAAATTGGAGAACGTCGAAAGGCGATGAAAATTAGTCAACAATATTTTTCAACGACTAAGGTTTTATACGCAAAACCGAGTCAATTTGTAAGCGGTTCAATAGTTCAGGGCGAAGACTACGGCAATAATTGCTCAGCGCACGCCCTTTGGTTAAAATATCACTATATTAATGAAATTCAAAATTACGAGTTTATAATTAAAGAAAATTGTCGTGTTCGATTAAGTTCACAAGATTTCGTAACTTTGCTAAATAATAATTTTGCGGATATTGACGGCGTCGTTTCTGAAATTTTAAAAATTGAGTGGATAGACGAAAAAAGTTTTGCGCAAATAACGTTCCGGCAGCCTAATAATTGGGCTAACGGTAAGGTAGTAACTACGATAATAAACGAATAATGGACGAAGCGGAAAAATTAGCAAAGGAGTTAAAACAATCGATTGAAAAATTGATTAAATTAAACGAAATGGCGTTGTTGAAAGTAAGCAACGAACACGGCGAACTAGTTAAAAAAGCGTTTGACGATAATAAAAAATTGCTCGATGCAATTGATAAACGAGATTTAGATTTAATAACGAAAATAGCGAAAGATTATGCCGGTACAAATCCTAACTAAAGATTACGTTGACGTTTTCGGAAATAGTTTAACTTATTACAAGGCAAACGCAGGCGACGAGCAAAATATTGAATTTACACTAACTGAATCGATAAGCGTTCAGAGTTCAAATCAAGTATTATTAAATTTGGATCCTGTTAATAATATTGTTACATGGATCGGTGGCGATTTCCAGGACGAAGGATTTAGAGTCAATGATAATTTACAATTTATAAAATATAATTCAGGAGGTGGAATTATTACAACATGGGCGTCCGTAGTTACAGCGGTAACAGGCGATCAATTAGACGTTACAGCGGTTCCTACATGGTACGATTTTACGTTAGGCGAAATAATGAGTATTTACGTTATTGGGAGGGCACGTGAGGGTTGCCGTTTAAATATTAATCATGTTCAAAATGGGACAACGGGCAGCGCTTTTAGTTTAATAGACGGAGAAGTTACCACGTTTTTATTTGATCTACTTTTGACAAGTCCCGTTCCTGGCGTTCAAGTTGGTAAAAGTTCGGGACAATTTACAATTAAAGCATCGTTAAATTTAACAAGTTCAACCGTAAGAGTAAGAAATTACACGTTAAATTTAATAGTAACGCAGTCGGGTATTTATTCACAAACACCGTTTAATTTTGCCAATAGTTTAAAACTTTACGTGCAAATGAATTGGCAAAGTTTAGTTGGGGAGCCGTACGCAAATTTAGCGACAATTATTTCAGACGACGCAAATAACGGTTGGTTCGATGAAGCGTTTAATTTGGAATTAATCGACGCTAGTTTAGTTCAATCAATCAATTATATTGCGTACGATGTACCTACAAGCGGGCAATTTGTCGTTGACTCAGCGAGTTTAAATTACGGTTTTGGATCCTGCTATATTTCAGACGACGAAGCCTATTATAAAAACCGATATTTTACTCAAAGTCAAATCGGAATGTTAATTCCTACGTCGATTCCAACGGGACCGGCTTTTACGTCAGAAACTAACGAATTCGGTGCGGGTTACGATTTTTTAATTACAGGAATTACAACGGTTGGTACGATACAAACAATTGATTTTACGTTTACGCCAAACGCTAGTTTCGTTACATTCATGCAAGGACGAACGGATACGGATAGGCTTTTTTATATTTGGGCGAGGTATGGAAACGTAAATTTATTGGTTTATAGTGATCAATTAATTACGCAGCCAGCGGTAGGAGGTCCGTTAACTTTACAAAACACGGATTATTTTGATCACAGCGAAAACGTAATTACGGGCTCAGGCCTTGAATTAAGTTACACGGCAAATGTCGAGGACGATTTAGCTTTTTTCGGAAATTTCAGGATTCCGTTTAATTCGCTTTGTACTGATTTCACGGCTAAAATTGAGGCATGGAATTTTTTAACGAATGAAGCGTTTACTTTACAAAGTGTAACGTTTTTAATTGCAAATGTACCGCAGGTCGCAGGAAAATATATTTTAGGATTAACGGCGCCTGTATTCAATCAATTTCAAACGACAAGTGTAAAACGAAACGCGTTTTTAGAATTAGATCCGTCAAACGACACGTCGTCAGCGTATGGAGTTAAAATTTATTTTCCGTTTTTATATCGTTGGGAATATTGGTTACCACAAATTAATGCGGACGCGGATTTTTTCCCGAATAATCAGACGAGAAATTGGGTACCGTACGGCAATCAATCGCCCTGGAGTTTACGTTTAAATTTACAATTAGTAAAGGAAAATTTAGCGTTCATTTATACGGATTCTTTGAGAATAAACGACTACGATAGCGACCCGAATATTTTGCAAAAAATTGAATTATATATCGACGCGACAAATCAAAACGTTGGGGTGGTGGTTGAGGGTGGATTAATGCGGGTCGTGGCTACTCACGAATTACTAGACGGCACAAATTGGTCGACAAATGTTTGGGGACAAATTACAGTCGAGCCCACGGAAAGTTCGCCACGTTGGTGGTGTTCGACAGCGGTTAATTTTGATGGAAATTTACAAAATCCTTTGAGCCCGTTGAGTGGTTTATTAATGGCGATAACGTACCCAACGCCGTCAATTGCTAGAATGGAATGTTTTTTCGATCCGAGCAAAATTAATTTGCAAAATGGTTGTAAATTTACGACGAAAATAAAAGCGTGTACGTCTCCATTTGCGGTTTCAGGAAAACAAATGACAACGGGAGGAATTAAACAAACGACAACAGGAGGAAATAAACAAATATCTTAAAATTATGGCAAACGAAATACACAATTACCCAATAAGCACGGCTTTAATTGGCGATTTAGATTACTACGATACGGACCGTTGGAACGGATTAGCTTATGAAAGTGCAAAAATTCAGGGCGTTGATCTAAAAAACGAAATAAAAACTTTTTTAGCAAAAGACAGGGCGCAATTTGTCGATACAACGACTCAAAGCGTTTTAGCTATTAATACTCCAACAGCGATGCAATTTAATACGGCAGACGCTTTAAATTTAGGCGTTACGGTTGTTAATGATCCTTTGTTTAATCCTACTTTGATAACCGTAGCAAAAACGGGCGTTTACAACTTGCAATTTTCGGCACAAATCGAAAGGGGTTCGGGCGGTTCAGCGAAACAAATTTCTATTTGGTTGAGTAAAATGGGCGCTGATTTACCCGAAACAAATACTCACTTAACCGTAGTCGCAAATAGCGGTAAATTGGTTGCCGCGTGGAATTGGTTAGTCGATTTAACAGCGGGCGATCATATACAAATAATGTACAGCGTTTCGGATAGTTCGATTCAATTAGTTTATCAAAGTCCCGATATTTCGGTTCCGCATCCTGCAACGCCGTCAGTAATTTTAACAATGGTAGAAGTTTAATCATGTGCGAATGTCTAAAAATAACACTTACTAACGGGCCCGTAATAGATATTATTAACGTTCAAACGGATAGCGTTGTAAACGGCCAAAATTCGTATTTATTCAATTATTCAGGGAACGATTATAGGATCTATTTCGATAACGTTGGTTTAGGGTGGCGAATGGGAATAATGCCGAATTATACTTTGCCGACCAATTGGATTGGAACGTTAGATACGCCCGACCCGTGCCCGGATTCAATCGCCTTGTCGTTAACGTGGTTTAATCTTAGCCCCGTTTCAATTGTTACTGAAGCGATAGCGTGTACAACGTGTGGAGTTGAGGACCGTTTTTTACGAGAATATTCAGCAATTTCGTTGCCTACGGATTTTGTCGAACAGGATCGAGGGGCGGACGATTGTTGCTGCGAATATTTGGTTTTAGGATCGCCAGGTGCGGAAACATGGAAAAACGATAAAACGAGCGCGTGGATTAAGTTAAGCGACCCGACCGATACATTTACCTTTGCGTTATACAAAAACGGTGTTATAACGTCTTATTTGCCCGTAGCGGTGCCGTTTCCAAGCGAACCGAATGCTTATTATTGTACGATTAGTTGGATTGATGTATTAAACAGCGACGGAATTGGTTGTTATGAATTAAAAATCGATTATAATATTTCGGGAGTTATTGGTTCGGTTAGTTGGGGAAAATATAATTTAAAACCTTATTCCGTAGCCAACGCATTGGGAACGGCCAGGGTTCGAGCCTTATTTAATGGAATACAGGAAACGGAGGGAATAAATTTTACGAATTCCAACGTAGATTATTCGTTTCGATTTGCGGGTTTTATTGGTAGTCAACAGCCAAATACGGAGACGGACAATATTATATACGGCAATAGAGAAATGAAGCGAGTAATTCGTGAAAATCTAAATACATACGAAATAAATACGGATCCTTTGACGGAGTGTTTTATTCGTCCATTAATGACGTTATTTTTATTGAGTGAAAATGAATTATTTATTTCGGATTACAACGTATTTAATCACAGTTACCGTTATTTGGATTTACCGGTTATTGTAAACGAAAGTCCTGAAATTACGTATTTTGATTTTAGCCGAAAAGCTAGTTTAAAATGTAAAGTCGAAGACAAATTTAAGAACAAACGAACATATTATTAACGATTAAAAAAAAGAAAAATGAATAAAATTAAAAGACAAAATTTTACGATTAACAAAGTTGGAAATTATTTTACAATACTGATTGAAAACTACGTTTTTGATCCCGAGGAGGGTGCAATAATTACGCCCGTTTTAAAATTTGAAGCCAGGGCGGATAAAATGTTCGTTAGTTCAATTAATTTTTTAGCCGGCGATATGGTTATTCAACAGGGTTTTAGGTTACAATGCGAATTTCCGTTTAGGTCCGTTTTTTTGAACGAATATTTTACCTACGTTGAGGGCGACGAAACTTTAAAAGAAATAAATTATTTCATGATTGACGGAGTAGAATTTACGATGCAAATGGCGTTCAATTACTTTTTAAATTTAAGATCATGAAAGGTATCGAACAATTTGGCGATTTACTAGCAATGGCGATCGGAATGTTTGGAGCGTTGATTAAAGGATTAAAAAACAAATTAAGCGGAACGACTGTTGTTTTAGGAATGTTAATAGCGGGAATTTTAACGTTTTCAGTTACGGGAGTTATTGAATTATTTTACAAAGATTTAAGCCCGAAAATTGTAATTTTAATTTCGTTTTGTGTCGGGTGGATAGCGAATGAAATAACTGAAAAACTCGATTTATTAGTTGGAGACGTTTACGGTATTTTTATCGATTGGCTAAAAAGCAAATTTAAAATTAAAAAATAATGAAAAAATTTTTATTTATTGGAATTTTATTCGTATGGAGTTTCAGTTACTCAGCAACGGGCGACACGGTAAGTGTTGACACTTTAAAAAATCATAACGTTACAGTAATTGACGAACATTTAGTTATTACGGATAGTGTTTTTATTTCGGTGGTAACTGAAAAAACCAAAGAAATAAAAAAAGATCTTGAAAATAAAGATTATTCAAAAGTGATCGTTTCAGTAATGATCTTATTATTCGCAATTATAGCAGTTTTAAAACGTAAAAAAAATGGTTAAAAAATACACGGACGCGCAATTACTTAATAAAGTAAAATCGCTAGCAAGTTTTAAAAATTTCCCGTCGGATTATTGGATTTTAGGCGTTCAAAGTTTGGAGGACGTTTTTAATACTTTTGACGATAAATTTTATTTATTCAAAGGTGAAAAATTTATAATGATGAGCACGGGAACGACCAACGCAGGCGTTAACGGACTTTTGAAGTATAATACGTATAATCCAACAGGCTACGCAGTAATTAAAACAAACGAATGGTATTACGACGTATGGAAATACGGTTTACATAGAAAAAAAATGCGTGCGTTAAGACAGGCAAAACCTTTTTTAATATCCAGGGACGGTAATAAAGATAAAAAGGTCGATGAGGGGGTTTCTTTGCCTATAATGTGCGGTATTAATTTCCATACAAATACGTACGCTTTGAGTTCGCCTGAAATTAAAGAAATAATTGGCGGTTTTAGTTTAGGTTGTCAGGTTTTGAACGATACTGAAAAATATTATAAATTTATTGATCTATTACAGCCACAAAAAATCGTTACGTATTGTTTAATTAAAGAATTTTAACGTATTTTTACAAAAGTTTCTAGTTTAAAGCCCGCGGTTATTGGTTAACGCGGGTTTTTTTTGTCTAAAATAGTTTAAAATAACGTTTCTTATTTAGAATGAATATAAATTACACTTTTTTTTAGTTCATGAAACGCTGTAAAATCAAGGGTTTTTAAAAAAAGATTAAAAAAAGTTTTTTTTTATAGTTGTTATATTGAATTTAAGTATTAATTTTACCTCATAACAAAACGAAACAATTATTATTTAACCTTTAAAAACTAACAAAATGAAACTAACTAACAAACAACAAACTTTATTAAATTTCTTTAATCAAGGCAACAAATTAATTCAAAAAAACAATAGGTTGTGGCTTAATGAAGAAGTTTTACATACAGGAACATTTGTTAACTTAATGTATAAATTGTATTTAACAGAATACAAAGCCAAAATGAAAGAATTTGTAATAATAAAAAACAATTAATTATTTAACCTTTAAAAACTAGAAAAATGAAACAAGTAACAACATTACAAATTACAAAATACAGAAGTTTTTACAATGATGTTGTAAGAACAAAATTAGAAAATTCTAATATTAAGTATATTACAAAAGATATTAGAGGAGGTTATAAAATTTTAGTTAATGAAAATGATTTTTTACAAGCTATTAAAATTATATCAAGTGTATCTTTTACAAATCCTAAATATTAATATTTAACCTTTAAAAACTAAAAATTATGAACATGTCCTATTGTAGATTTCAAAACACTTTACAAGATTTAATTGATTGCGACAATAATCCGCCACAAGGCGATTTATCTAACGCAGAAGCGCGAGCGTTTGCCGAGTTAGTTGAATTATGCAAATCAATTGCAAGCCAATACCAGGATTACGATTATTTAGAATTAATCGACGTAGCAAAAGAAGTTTATTAACCTTTAAAAACTAGAAAAATGAAAAAAGAACAAATGATTGAAATTATTTTAACCTACGAACAGGAATTAAAAGAAAACTACAAAGAAAACAGCGAAGCGTTTGGGTTTTCAGACGAAGATACTCAAAGGGCGGTTGTAAAATGGATAGTTATCGAGGAATTATTAACACGTTTAAATTTAGCAAAATGAAAATTGAAAATTTAGAATTTATGGATCCGAATAATCTTTGTTATCATGATCTAGAAAACGATGTAGAATTTTGTTTGTTTTTTAATTGGGAATTTAACAGCTATAACGCTGATTTAAACGAGGCAACGATACACGTTAGCTCCTACGATTGTGAACAATGGATTAACGGAGTTAAAAGCGTTTATATTCCAAATGATAGCGAATTATTAGAAGTTAAGAAAGTAATTGAAAATAAAATTTTCCAGGATTTACAAAGTTACGGAATCGATGAGTGGTTAGATAGTAGGGATCAATTTAATTATAATGATTATTAAAACTAAAAAAATGAAAAAAGAAATTAAAATACAGGAAAACGAATTTACGCCAATACGCCCAAATGTTATGAATTGCGTTAGATGGTGGCGTAATCAATCAGTACATGAAGACAAGGGCGGAAATTTCAATTTACAATTATACCTTGACTACCTAAGCGAACAGGATTTTAACCAAAATAAAACTTTTGAAAATGAGCGATAAAAAACAAACGGCGGTCGAGTGGTTATTTAATCAACTTTGCAGCGAAAAATTAAGTTGGAATAAAGATAGCAACGGTACAATTTTTTTTGATAAAATAACAAGTGATATATTACAGCAAGCAAAAGAAATTGAAAAAAAGCAAATAATTGAAGCGCACGGAGCTAAATTAAAAAAAAGCAAAGACGCAGAAAATTACGAATATTGGTTTACGGGCGAAATGTATTATAATAAAACCTTTAAAAACACGGAAAATGAAACGATTTAAAATAACCTTTAATTACTTTGAGGGCGGAAAAAAGCGTATCGGAATTCGGATCCTTGAAGCGTACGACCGCGACCACGCAATTATAAAAATGGATTTATACAGGCCTTTAATTTTAAAAGTTGAGACAATATGAAAAAAGCAAATAATTTTATTTTCAATTTTGACAATAAAACAGTAAAGAAAAACGGCCGTAAATTTGGCGAAATAATAGAAGTAAACACGGAAAATATTTTGGTTAAAATGATAAGCAAAAACGAAAAAACGAACGGCGAAATAATGGAGTTTAAAATTTTACCACCTGAAAAATGAAAACAATTTTAATCGAAATACAAATACGCGATTTAATAGGGTTAAAACCTTTACTTAATAAAATACATGATAGCGCAACAAAAGGCGTTGAAATTGGACGAGGCGAATACGGGGACGCAAGTTTTGTTTATAAGATGAGTTACCAGGACCGTGGAAATTTCAAAGAAAAAAATATTAATGGAATTAAGCAAAAAATTTATTTTTCAAAAATGAATAAAACTAAAAAATAATAATATATTTGTAAAATGTTCGGTCTCACAAATTAAGAACACTAAAATTATTACCCTTTTTAATGAAGCGGACGTGAGACCCCGCAGATTTAAAGAGGGTTTTTTTTTACTTAAAAATTTTATAAAATGGCGGAAAACAAAAAAGGATTTATTCTTTACGCAGATCAAAAGGAATTATTTACTCAATTAACTGATGAGCTAGCGGGAAAATTAATTAAACATATTTTTAGATATGTAAACGACGAGGATCCAATAAGCGATGACGTTATTATTAATATCGCATTTACGCCTATTAAACAGCACTTAAAAAGGGATTTAGATAAATTCAATGAAACTAAGGAACGACGAAGCAAAGCGGGAAAAATAGGCATGGCGAATCGTTGGCAAAACATAACAAACGATAACGATGTTATTCCTGTTATAACAAAACATAACAAACGATTACAAGCGATAACAAAAATAACTGATAATGATAATGATAATGATAATGATAATGATAATGTATTACATATATATAGAAAATTTAATCATTTAAAATTAACGGTCCAGGAGTTCGATAAATTAAGAGTGGATTATTCAGTTATTCAAATCGACAACGTTTTAGACAACATCGAAAATTTCAAGTCAAATAAAAATTACAGTAGTTTATATTTAACCGCCAAAAATTGGTTGAAGCGGGACGTACAAAAAAACGAAATTGAAACTAGCGACGACAGGTTTTATAAAAATGTTATGGCGCAAATAGCTAAAAACGAAGAAACTTTAAAAAGCCAAAAAAATGTTAATTAAAAGCGGGTCCGGGATTAATTATTTATTGGATTATAAACACGGAAAAATAAAACAAGGCCTCGAAATTGGTTGCCCGTTGGATAATCATTTACGATTTAAACCTAAACAATTGAATATTATTTTAGGACATGATAACGTCGGAAAATCGTATTGGATCACGTGGTATTTTTTAACGTTGAGTTTGACTAATAATTTAAAATTTATTCTTTGGAGTGGAGAAAATCAACACGGGCAAATTTTACGGGACATGGTACAAATGTATTCAGGTCGTCCGTTCAAAGAATTAAGCGAAAAGGAAATAATTAGTTATTCGACCTTTTTAGAACAATCATTTACATTTATCGATAATTCAAAACTTTACAAGCCTACGGAATTATTAGAAATATTCAGGAATTCAGACGCAGACGGTTGCTTAATAGATCCATTTACGGGACTTGATCGCGAAATGAATTACGAAGGCAATTACAGGTTTTTAAACATGGCGAGACAATTTGTAAACGATACAGGAAAAACAATTTACATAAATACGCACCCGACAAGCGAGAGCGGTAGGAGCGGAAATTTATATCCTGAAAATCACGAATGGAAAGGACATTTAAAACCACCTTTAAAGGATCACGTAGAGGGCGGAAAAGCGTTTCTAAACCGTTGCGATGATATGTTTGTTATTCATAGACTAATAAAGCACCCAACGATGAAATTTTTAACGTTAGTCGGAGTTGAAAAAATCAAAGATACGGACACGGGAGGAAAACATACCGAACTAAATATACCGGTACTTTGTAATTATAATTTTGGCGTTGGATTTACAGTCGACAGCGTGGATCCTTTGAAAAATTACAGGCCAAAACAAAGTAGTTTATTTAAAGTGCAAAAAAAACTTGATATTTGGGACGAATTAAACAATAATATAAACCAATAAAAACAAAAAAATGGAAATACAAATATTAAAAGCCAGGACGATTTTACATAAAACGTTACTGAAGTTAAAAGCAAGTCGCGAGGATATAGAAAAAAATCACTTTTCACGCAAGGATATTATTAATTCGATGTGCGAAACTGAAAACGAATTAAGTGAGGTTTTAACTACTTTTTTAATTTTAGAAAAACAAGCCAGGGAACACGCACAAAGCGCGTATCGTTTGGAGCGTTTAAACATGGATTTAAAATTTAAAATAAAGGATCTAGAAAACCAAATCGAAGCAAATAATTTTTAAGATGGAAATAACGAACGAAGAAAAAAAACAAAAAAACCGTGCAAAAAGAGAAAAACACAAAGGGCAAAGAAAATTAGCAGCGTGGTTAAAATTCAAAAAACAATGGGAAAACGAACAAGTAGAAAAAATAACAAATGAAAAAATGTAAAAATTGCAAGGCGGGTTTTGAGCCTATAAAATTTAATCAAAAATATTGTTTTGAATCCGAATGCGTAAAAGTATGGATTGAGGCAACAAAATTAAAAGAGTGGAAAAAAAGAAAAACCGAAATAAAGGAAAAATTACAAACCGTCCAGGAATTAACAAAACTAGCGCAAATTTATTTTAATTCATTTATTCGAAATAGGGACCGCAACAAAGGTTGTATTTCCTGCGGTTCGCAGTTGGGGCAAAAGTTTGACGCCGGTCATTATTTTTCGAGCGGAGGACACAAAGCGGTAACGTTCAACGAGGACAACGTACACGGTCAGTGCGTTTATTGTAATCAACATTTACACGGTAATTTATTAAACTACCAAATCGGGATCCAAAAACGTATTGGGGTTGATCGCTTAATTGATTTACAAGGAAAGGCGCATTTAGAAGTTAAATTTTCAAGGGAAATATTAAAAGAAATCATTAGTATTTACAAGGATAAATTAAAAAGATCCGAATTCGAAACAAATAAAAATTAAAAAAAAATAAAAATAATTTGTTTTTATAGTTGCTATATTAAAATAAAGTTTTATTTTTGCTAAACAATTAACCAATTAAAACTAAAAACATGATCACAACAGGAACACAAATCAAATTTGGAAACGGAAAAATTTTTAACATTTATTCAAAAATAACAAAAACAGGAGTTCGATATTATTGGTTTTCAAGAGACCAAAACCGA